TGACCAATCTATCTGGTCAATGATTCCGGTGACAAAATTGCAATAAGCGCTGTTCGCCCTCATGTCCGTGATGTTTGCCTGTGTGATGCTGGATGCCGATCTTGATACAGCAATCTTTGCAAGCCCGAGCTCCCAGATGGAGTTTGTCCTCGTAAGTGCTGGCTCATTCGGGGATCCGGTCTTGATATCAAGAACTATCTGACGGTTCGGAAGATCCCACCGGAGTACAACCAAATCAGTTCGATTGTTGACGCCGTCCGGAGGCGTGACAGTTAAGGCATAGTTTGCATCATTGCAGAAGGCATACCCGTTTATCCATCCGGCACCGGGCTTTACTTTAATGGTAAAACCACTGTCAGCTATCACCTGCAGCGCGTCTGTAGGGTTAGCAAAAACACCGTTGCCGATCATATTGGCGAAGTACCACGCAAAGTCCTCGGCCTTATACACACGGTCGCCGCCTACTGAGTTGAAAGGGAAAAAGTTCATGTGATCACCTCACTTTTTTGATTTTTTCAAGAAGAGTCGGAGCCGACTCGCCAAATGTAGCCTCAAGCCTTACATATCCGCCCTCATATGTGTGAGTAAGTGCAGTTATCCTGGCATTTATCGTCACGCCCCACCGGGCATCCTGACAGGTGACACGGTCGCCCAACTTAAAATCCACATTGTATTGCAGGTTGCTGTTTAGGTTAATGGCGCTGTTAAATGTCAAATTTTCAACGGCTTGCGCCAACGCCTGAAGACCTTTTGTGGTCAAGTACTGCCGATATGTCGCCACAGGGATATCAACATCGTTTTCCTGTCTTGGTATATCTGAGCCGTCTACAAACAGCTCGTAGCGGTGTTCACGCCTGGGTGACGGTGAGGGGTTGACTGTCACAACCTCCCGCACGCCTTCGGAGTCCTCCGCCCCTTGGACATATGCCACAGTGGCGATGTTGCTTATGTCGTCTTCAAATTCCTGCTCTAAGACATTGTCGAAATCGATCGAAAAAACCACAGGATCATTGCCATCAGTGTTGCTTACAGTCAGGTCTTGCCCCTCATACAGCCAAAGGGCAAGGATCCTGTGCTGCAGGTCGTCACAAGCCAGCAAGTCATAGCCTATTTTGGCGGCTATACAGAGATCCCGGACAGCATCACCTAAAGGCCGTAGTGGTTCAGGGGCGTAGTTGCTCGTCCCTCCCAGAGGTGAGGTGTTTATAAAGTCGATCTGCGGCGAATAGGCGCGGCTGTTGTCAGTGCCGAAGCCAATGTTGTATTTAACGAGGTTATAAATATGCTCAGAAATCCTGTCCCCTGAATGTACATGTGATACATCCACAACAAGCCGCTGGTTTAAAATGCTGGATAATGAGCTTCCGGATGCCTCAATAAGCTCCTGGCCTTCGGCGTCCCTGATGTAATGGACATATGTAAGCACCATGCCCCGTCTGTATTCGAAGTCATACATGATGCCCTCTGCAGGTCCGATGTAAGCGGCCGGTTCGCCGTCGTGCATGATCAAGAAATTGCCGCATTTTATCAGGTTTATATTATTGGGCGTCATAGGCGCTTGAAGCTGTACGGATCCAACACCAAAATATTTATCTGTCCAGATCAGGCTTGTAAGCTCATCAATGACGCCGATCTGCAGGAGCGGTGATCCCGGTTCATTTTTGAAAACTCTTAAATCCATGTTAAACTCCCAAATACAGCGGAGTGAACAGGATGTAGCACTCCATATAGCTTAGCCCGCTTTCAGCTTCAAACAGGAACCTGTTTTCTCCCGGTTCGACCTGCAAAAAGCTTGAACTTACATCAAACAGCCGGAAGATGTTGGTGCTTACTCCTGCCTGCTCCAATGTTACTGATTTTTTGCCATAGGCGGTGTCAATGGTGATCGTATCGCCGGGGCTGTAAGTCGTGAGGATCTTCATCTTTTGCTCAGTGCCCACACGGCGGAGCGCCGGATTTGTCACATCGCCACCGTGCGCGGCAAACACAACCTGCATCCCACAGGGCATATCTCCGTCATTTTCAACGACAATCACGTTGGAATCGGACTGGTAGCCGAACCGCATGCTTAATGAGTTATTCTGCTCAATCTCAAAAGGGAAAGAAAAAGCACCTATCCATTCGCCACCGTCTACCCTTTTGCTGTCTTCGTACCAGAAGGGATTAAGGCACATAAAGCGGATGTCGAAGGCCTCGAAAAGCTTCGGATGGCTGAAACTTGGAGACTCCAACACCTTAGCATCGATATATCTCACAAAATCACCAAACTGATAGGTGAGCCGTCCGGGGATTGTGGGGTTAAGGATCCGGAGGAGCTCACGCCTGAGCGCAAGCTGTCCCGCCTTGTCCTCACCGTATATCTTGCCGGTGATCTCTATCTCCCTCGGCTCAATCCGGTTGCCGACGTATGTGTTGCCGTCCTGCCCCATGGAAGAGGTTGAATAAATCGTGTTCGTGAGGTCAGAAATGCCACTTACATCCTTTTGTACATTTACATAAAAAGGGGAGCCGATGCCAAAAATAACCGTCTCCCCTCTTGCGTTGGTATAAACAAGCTGCTCATAATCCTGCATTATATCGCCCTCGCAATCCTCTTAAGCGCATATGCTGCTTCACGCTGTTGAGCTGCATAGCTCGTGTTTTGTGCGTTTATCACCTGATTAACGGTGATCGTTTTCTGCTGAGCCAACACTTCAGACATGAGGCTTACCATCTGACCAAGCAGCTCGGTGTTTAACCCGCCGCCACTCTCTTCCCGGATCATCGTCCTCAAGTCATCCAGAGCGCCTACAAACTCCGGCCTCTTTTCGCCTACTCCGATGATTGCAGGGCTCTTAAAAATGCCACCCTTGTCAAACCAGTCAACGTGGAAGCTTGGAAGCTTACCTTTACCGCCAATGCCCCAAGGCGCTTCACCGCCTTGTACGGTGATCTTTGGTAGCTTAAGGTTCAGCTTTAAATCAAAGTTGAAAGCACTCTTAATCTTAGATATAACATCCTCAACAAACTTTTTTGCGGCATCCAGCTTGCTTTTAATGGTGTCAAATATCCCGCTGAAGACCGTATCTACAACGGTCTTGACCGAATTAAAGCCGGTCTCAAAAAATCCCTTGATTGCATCAATGGCGGTTTTTATGATGTTTTTCGCACTCGTCATATCTCCGGAGATCAGCGACTTGACGGCACTGAGCACACTACTCACTACAGTTTTTACAGCATTAAAGCCGGTTGAGAAGATTGTCTTAACCGCATCAATGGCAGTGCTCACGGTCTTCTTTACACCGTCCATGGTTGAGCTTACAGTAGTCTTTACAGCGTCCAGGACATTGCTTACCGTGGTTTTTACTGCGTTAAAGCCGTTCGAGAAGAATGTCTTAACCGCATCAACTGCAGTGCTTACGGCGGTTTTAATGTTGTTAAGAGTTGTGTTTATAAAGCTCTTAACATTATTCAGTGTGTTGGTTACGGCTGTTTTTACTGCATTGAACCCATTACTTACAGATGTTTTTATGCTGTCAACGGCAGTGCTGACAGCCTGCTTGAGATTGTCCCAGGTCTTTCTCAGGAACTCCCCCGCCTCTTTCATCTTGGCTGTGATAGCCTCACAAAGAGCGTCCCACTTTTCTTTTACAATCTTTGATATCTCAATTGCACACTGTTTTATAGCATCCCAGTTTTTTATCCAGACGACGATAGCCGCCACAACCAAAGCAATAGCCGCCGCCACGGGACCAGTGATCACCGCCGCTACTGCCTTTAGTGCTGCCACGATCTGCGGTGCTACTGTCATTATTGTACCAATGGCACTCACTATATGTCCGATCACAGACAAGACAGGACCCAGAGCAGCCACTACAAGCCCACCCTGTACAATGGCATTCTGAGCTTCAGGTGAAAGATTCCGCCATGCTTCCGTAAGCTGCCCTACTACTTCCTTTACACTCTGCAGCGCCGTTGAAAGCATGGGCATGATCTCCGCCCCGATCTCAGCTCCCAGCACCTTCACCTCATTCATCGATGTTTGAAATTCGTCCATCGGTGTGAGGGTGGCATTAAAAGTGTCCGTCACGGATCCGCCGGCCTCTTCTACTGCTTTCCCAAGGTTCGCAAAATCGATAGAGCCGGTCTTTATCGCATTGTACACAACATCACCGGACTTGCCGAAAAGATCATAGGCAGCAGTTAAACCGTCAACTCCGGTTGTGTCATTGAGTATAGTTTGCTGGAGATCAGCAAGCGCATCATTAAGCGGCACGCCTTCTTTTGCGGCGTTTTTAAGCGCCTTACGCATACCTGAAAGGACTGCTGAGCTGTCAGCGCCGGACATTTCGAGCTGTCCCATAAGGTCAACTGACTGCTCAAGGGATAGCCCCATCTCCTGAAAGGCTGCTGCATTCTGAACTAAGCCGGTTGATATCTTATCGACGCTGATACCGGTCTTTTGCCCGGTGGCATTAAATATGTCGAGCACCTTCCCAGCATCTTCAGCGTCCATGCCAAAGGCAGATAAGGCCTTTTGTACCTTATCAACGCTTGTTGACACATCAGTGTTGTTAAGATCGGCAAATTGCACAAACTGTGTTGCAAGCTCCTGAAGGGCATCACCTGTCAGTCCGAAGCGTGTATTCACTTCGCCGATGGCGCTGGCGGCCGTCTCGAAGTCAGTGGGGATGTTGGAAGCCATGTCTTTCATGATGCCTTCCATCTCTTCCAGTGCGTCGCCTGTGGCGCCAGTCTTAGTGATAATAACTTCGAGCCCGTCGTGTACTTCCTTAAAGGACGCAACCGAAGCCCCCGCAACGGCCATGATAGGCGCTGTGACATGCTTAGTCAGTCCATCGCCTACAGCCGTGATCTTGCCGCCGACTTCTTTGACAACGCCACCAACAGCGGCGATCTGTTGAGCGCCAATTGATCCGAAATTCTTCAGCTCTCCCTCGGCGCCTTGCAGGTCGGCTTCTGTCTTCATGATCTCGCGCTGAAGCGCCCGGAACTGCTCTGAGTTTTTATCCACGCCCTCAGACGTGAGCTTGTCCTGTGCGGCCTTTAAAGATTTAAGCTTTTCTTCAGTCTCTTTGACGCGATCCCTTAAGAGCTGCTGCTTTTCAGTCAGCGCCTGGATATTGCCGGGGTTAAGCTTCAGCGCCTTTTCAACGTCCTTCAGACCTTTCTGGGTCTCTCGTATGGCCTTGTCTGCCTTTGATAAGGCACTTGTCAGCTTTGTAGTATCGCCGCCGATTTCAATTGTAATACCTTTTATATTCCCAGCCATATCTGCCCTCACATAAATTTATCAAAATCGCGTTGTGTCGCCATTCTGACGGTATCACCGTCTTTATCGTCTTTCTTATCCTTCGACTCATGCAGGTTGTTCCACTCAATAATGTAGTCAACCCACATTCCTAAGGTCATAGTGTTTGCGGCATCAATGGTTAAGCCTCGGCTTATCCCTGCCGCTAACACTAAGTCAGTGCTTATTTCTTCTGCCTGCTCCGGGTCGGAAATGTCGCCGGAGCTTTCGATTTTTTTGAGGTGATCGAAGCCTCTATAATTGGAGCTATCACGTCCGTTGTGATGTCCTGGTAGTTAAATCCATCACCAAGCGACAGCACCCACTGCATTACATCCGGTTCAATACCGGGATCGCATAAAGCAGCCGAAGCCCATGCTATCTGTGCGATTATATCGAGTCCCAGACCGTCTATATCGCCATTAAAGACTGGCGCCAGATCTTTCAAGGCGTCCCTTTTGAACTGGCTTTTATATTTAATTGCCCAGGCCAGAGACGTGTTAAATAACACCTCTTTCCCGTCAAAATCTATCTTTATGATCATCTTTTACCACCTTATCTATAAAAAAATGGGGTGGCATTACACCACCCCTGATGGAAGGAGAACCGCTTATCCTGCTGTACGCTTATAGTAAGTCTTCGTCTCGTCAACCTCGGCATCCTCTGACAGCACATAAGTAGTGCCAGACAGCTCATACCAGCCCTCAAGAATAGGGCTTGCCTCGCCGGGATCCTCAACAGCCACATAGCTGTATGATACGTTGGGCTCATAAGGTGCCGAACCGTACCACTCAGCATAGGCTGTATCTGTCTCCTCTGCTTTTGCCTTGACATTGCTGTTGTCAAGTCTCGGCATTGCGCTAAAGCT